GTAAGGTAAATATCTTGAGCTCCGTAAGCTACGAGTTGCATTAATCCTCCTCCCATGTTTATATTATAACATATATTTTATTTCTTAAATAATTAAACATTAAATTATTTGTTTTTATCTTGAAAATAAATTATTAAATAATATAACTACAATGATACTTTCTACAAATGTTAATGGTCTAAAATCCTTAGTAGTATTGCCTACCATATTATATCTTAATACAGGAAAGATTCTATTGTATGACCATTGAACTAATATCACTTTAATAAAAAAAACTAAAATAACCATTACAAATAATGATAAACTATCAATTTTCATTTTATTTCCTTTAACAAATCCTGCAATCATTTATATTATAGATATTAAAATTTATTTAAAATTTATTTAAATTTTAACATATATTCATATAATTTTTCATCTGTTGTAATATATTTATCGAATATAATTTCAGTTTGCTTTAAATATTCCGTATTTAAATCTAATACTTGTTTAACAGGATTCATTATTTGATTTGTTATGTAAAATGAATAATCTAATTCTAATTTTTCTTTATGGATATAATCTGGATGTTCTATCCGAGTTCCTTGTAATATACTTAATTTTCTATCTCGTCCTTTATTTTTACCACTTTTATATTGTGAATTTCTATCAAATACTTTATCATAATTTGTAATTTTAATAAATGCATATGGTATTCTATCATTACTTTTTGGTTTATTACCTGGATCTCTTTCACCAATACGATCTGCTAATACTTTATGTGCAATACCATTTGGATTTTTATAATATCCTCTTAAAGATTTAGATATAATGAAATAATTTATTGGAAAAATACCATTAATAATATCTTGTAATGTTTTTATTAACCATCTTAATGCTTCAACATAATTTTTATCAACCATTATTTTCTCTATAATATTTCCAAATATATACTTAACTATTGGTGCATTATCTCTGCGTTTCATAACAATTCCCATTGATGTTCTTTTAAAATTTTTATTGTCAACATCTGATACCCATTCATATTTATCTCCAACATATCGCTTCTTAGAGATTAAGATGAAAGGAAAGAATGTTTTTTCATATTCTAAACATTGAGGTTCTCTTAAACTTTTATCTACATATTTACCTGCTTTAATACCACAATTTATACAATGTTTTAATAATTCATTACCACTTAAAATATTTTTATTAATATCTTTTCTACTAAACTTAATAAATACAGAATCTGTATCACCATAAACAATTTCTGGCTTTTCATATCCTTCTTGAGAAGCCCATTCTTTAACTCCTTTATCTGCATCATCAATTCTTTGTCTACCTATACTTGTTGTACATGCTGCAATCTTTTTCATATAAATACTACTTGTTTTTGCACCTAATTGACCATATACAGAATTTGCAGTTACTTTATATGCTAATTGTAAACCATCTAATACTTTACGTTTAAATTCATCCGGTTCATTTTTAATAAGTTTTCTTGTTGCTTTTCTAGCATCTAATACATTTTGTAATACTGTTGGTATAATACCCATAGATTTCGGATCTATTTTATTATTTTCATTTCTAATATTTTTCATAAAATAACATGTTACTATATCACCTGTTTTTTCTTTTGTTAATGTATCTCCTTTGCCTTTTTTAATATATCTATAATCATCATATTTAATAATTTCAACTTCTTCATCAAATCTATTTTCATCTCGCAATTGTTGAATATATTTTTCATCTGTTAAATATTTATCTTGTGATAAATTATTTTCTATAATTGATGATGGATATAGTGATGCATAATCAAGTACTACTATTGGATCATCTAAATAAATACCTGTTTTTGGTTCTAATACAATCGCTCCTTCATATCCATCATTTGTTTCTTTATAATCTTTTAATGTTGGCATTCTAGTATTTTGATTTCTACATTCATTTGATACAATTGATGTTACTTTAATCCCCTGACCTCTTAAAAAGATATATGAAAATGGTACTAAACATACATTTGACATACCAATATTATTCTGTACTATATCTAATAAATTTACTAAATGTATACATAATTCACAATCCTGTATACAATATTTTGCTACCTTTGATCTACCTGATGGTCCACCCTCTTTATGCAATCTAAAAATTTCTTGTGGTGTTACATCATCTTTATTCATACACCATTCAATCGTAGTATATTTATATTTCTTTAATTCTTTCCTAATATTATCTGAATTATCTACATGTCATTTAATATTTTTATTCTTTATTTTATATATCTTAAATTTTTTACCATTATATAATAATACTTCACCTATATTACTATGTAAATTAATTGTAATATAATCTCCATTTTTAAGATGTCCTATAGTATCTGTATGTATTGACCATATTTTTCCAAATGTATCATTACAATTAAAAATACTAAATTCATTTATTTTACCTCTCATAAAATGCGATGCAACATTATCTAATTTATATGATTCTAAATTATGTCCTTTTTGTATCTCTTTTTGTACATCAAATAATACTCTACCATCCATATTAAAGTATTTTAATGTATTATCTCCTAGAGCGGATGATGCTAATCTTTTAGTTAATTGCTTACATTTTTTCATATAATGATCATTTGCATTTTCACTTTCCATATCTAATCTTCCTAAATTATAAAATGTTGTATTCGGGTTTTTATCACCACATTTAAAAAATTTATTTGCCCTCTGACCTATATAATCAAAATCGAATCCAAATATATTATATCCAGTTATCATATCTGGATTAATCTTATTTATACATTTTTTCCATTTTATTAATAATTCTCTTTCATTTTTACATTCTTCTACTATGATATCATATTCTTCTAATCCATCACATATTTTTTCATCCTTATCATCCGGTTTAATTACCTGTATATATCTCAAATATTTTTTACTATTTGTATAGTAAAATACTGTACCAATCTGTATAATTGGATCTCCTTTAATTACAATATTATTACCTTTACTATTTTTCAATTCATCATTTAATATATCTCGAATTTCATCTATTATATTATTTCTATTTTTTTTTTCAGTAATACTTTTATCAAGTTTATCTATGAATTCTTCATTAAAAATACTACATTTTTTAATATTTACTGGTTCTCCATTTTCACTATATATACGATTCACATCTTCTTTATAACATATATCATCGTCTGAAAATGCTTGTTTTATAATTCCATTAATAAAATTATATTTAGATTCATAATCATATGTATTATCATACCAATTATTATAAATATCATAAATATTAACACTTAAACCTTTTAAATCTTTATTTGCTTGAGGAAATTCTCCTGTAAAACTATCACATTCAATATCAAAACTTGCTATAATTATATCACTTAAATCATTATTATCATATGGTTTAATATTTTTATATTTACATTCATATTCTTTATCACATTTAAATGATTTTTCTGTTATTTCTTTAACATTTTTACCTCGGATCTCTATCCATCCGGATGGTTTAATATTTGTAATATGAATAAATCTAATTATTGGATGAATATTTGCTTCATATAAATTACTATTACATTCCTCTGTACATATATTTCTCCATTCATCTAATTTTTTATCTTTACTCTTAAATAAATTTTGTATCTCGCTTTTATACTTATTATAAGAACGATAATTCTCAAATTCTAATTCAATAAACTTATATCGTTTCCTACAATCATTTTTAAAATCCCAATTATATCCATAAAAATCATAATTATATATAGGATTTTTTAAATTCACTTTTATAAATTTTAATTCCCAAAATTTTAAATTTTTTTTTATTTCATTAATAATATTTGTTTCAACTTTATTTGATGACCAATTCTCTGGTATTTTAACATAGAAACTTGGTTTAAAATCTGTTACATGACATACTATATTTTCTCCATTTATAGTTTTACCATATATTGTTATAGTAAATTTATTTTGAATATCATCACTTTGTAAATCTATAATATGCACACATGTATCATTCATATATTTAATATATATCTCTAATTTTTTAAATAAACTAAATTTTCAAATTTATTAGTATCAAAAAAAATATATATATTATAATATAATATGAAAATTAAACTACAACATATTTTTATTTTGCTAATTGTGTTTTATGGATTTTATCTATTAATAAATAAATGTAAATGTAATAATGGTTTTAGTGTAGGTATACCTGAATATGGTTTTAATTCTGATTGTGAGCCAAATGGATCGGAGGTGGACGGCGAAACATACACAACTCAAGAAAAACAAGAGTATTTTTCTCATGTTAACAATAAATTATATTTATATAGTAATAGTGTGCTTGACCATAGTGCTATAAAAAATTTTTGTACCAATAAATTAGATACCACTGTAATTCTAAATAATTTATCAAGTTCAAGATATAATAGTAAAATAGTGATACCAAAAAATAAATGGTCCGTGCCAATAGATTTAGAAGGGGAGCAATTATGTTATAGATTTACAAATCTCGATACAGAAGATGATACACTACTAAAAATAAAAGATTATTTTGAAAGTAAACAATTCTTCGGTATATATGATGTTCGTGATATAACATACAATGGCGGTGATTGTACAACTAGCGTCCCTGTAATAGATATAAATCTAAGTCCAAATAATGATTCAGAATTAATAACATCTATACTTGAAGGTGACGCTCATGTTGATTTTGGAATATTAGAAAAAATCATACATGAATATGTAGCACCCAATGGTATTTTAAACTGTGAAATATATAAAAAATTATTATTAACCCCTCTTAAAAAACAAATTAAAGAAATCATTTATAGTGATTCATTTAGGGCTAAATTCGGAGAATCAATAGAAATATGTGGACAATCGTCAGAAATAATCAATGATATTCTTATACATAATCAATTTCACATGCCGCTCACCGCGCGCAAGAGATTCTTTCAATATCAATCTCAGGAAACGATGGATGATTCTCATATTTATAGTATGATGATAAAATTAAAGGCGCCATTACACTCTGCTGTTATAGAAAATTTGTGGTTTGGTAATAATGATAGTCCTCCCCACGATATTATTTTTGCAAGTTTAATGTTAAAATTAGTTGAATATATGCCAAGTTTAAATGAAGTAAAATCAATTATATTTATGTTAGATAAACGAATAGTACCAGATGAAAAAAGAATTATTGTTAGAGATATATTACAAAAAATACCATCTATGGAAATATATAGTATACAAAATGATTTTTTTGAAGAATGGGGGCGCGAGGCGCCGCCAGAGATCGAGGAGGGGGCGGCTGCTGTGTTAGACGCGTATGATTTATATAGAGTAAATAAAAATGAATTATTAAAAAGTTGTAAACATATATTAGGTACGCCATATGAGTTTGATGCATAAAAAATATAATTAT